ATATTTTAGATGGGTTGTCTGGCACTTGTTGCCCGGCAACTCCCGCATCCTCGACTTCTAGACGTGGCGCTCCTACCACAGTGGGATATACTTTAGAATCGATCTCTATGCACGGGTCAGCCAAGGCCACGCTTGCTGCTATACTCAGCGCCAAACCGTCGCAAAAGCCCACCCAACTGTCTTTGCTGCCCACTAGTGGTTGGGGGAGGCAGTCCCAGCTGCGCAGTAGGGTGTTAATTCCCCCATAGCTAGGCACGAAACCGTGTTCCCGCAACACGCGGCGCATAAAAGCACCTTCGTCACTCTGGCCTACGACGGTCAGGATCTTAGTGAACCCCTTCGCCATCGCGTAAGCAAACACCCCTCCAGCGTTGTTATGGGCGTAGTTGCTGCCCAGGATACGTAATGCGTTTAGGCACCCTTCTGCTAGCGCACCATCCACTGGGTGCTCTATAATAGGACAGTTACTCGCGTCCAATACTAGACGGTCCGTAACTACGGTGCTCCCACCGGCTGCTGCCGCCGCCACCACCGCACTTACTACGTGAGGCGACGATATGTCGTCTGCATGCGCAGGCAGCCAGATGGTGTTGCTACTGGCGCCTAACGGTCCGCTTGCCGCACCTACAGCTATGACCCTTAAAGGCAGACCACCGCTCAGATCATCCATGGTAAAGCTCTGGCCCAGTGACCAGTATGCAACGCCTGCAGCCAGCTGCTCAATAAGGCAGCTCAGATCAGCCACCCTGTAATCTCCTGTACTAGAGACGTACTTGTTGGATCCACTTAGGAAGTCCTCCGCCATCTTGTCATTGACCTTAATGCGTTGGGCGATCCTATACTTGTTGCCCTGACGAAGGCAGATTGCGTGGGGTTTAACCATGCACCCACCATGATGGTGCTTGTCCTGGTTAGTGAAGGCGTCACCACCTCCTTCGCCCACTGACGCGACCCCTGCCTCGCTGCTCACAACAGCCTCACTTTTCTCCTTGCCTTTGGAACCTTTCTTCTTCTTCTTGCTAGCGCCGGGAGCGCTAGTCCCCACCTCCTGTTCCGGCGCGATCACAGCTCCGCCGTCCAACCCTTCCCGGACTGTGTCTGGGTACTCACCGTCGTCAGAGACAACCGAAGCGTCGTCATCGACGTCCGGGTCCGGCCCATTCGTGTAATACATGGAACCTCCCCGCATGTACGCCACACACGCCTGGGACCTGGGTTGGTCGCCGAGTGCACCTGGGGCAGCACGGCAGCTTGTATGTGCGGCAACTTTGTAAATATTGTAACGCGCATGAACATCCGGGCTACCAAAATTGAAGGTTGATGTGGTCGTCGCACATCTATAAATTCGGGCCATACCTTTAAAGTTTACGGCCGGGTCGTATTTGGTTGTCACAATAGAGTTGTAAAATCTAGACATATTGGAAATTGATGGTTTGAATAATTTGGTTTACCAGCTTGTGCCGCACTCAGAAAAACGTACTATATCGCCGGATCCCTCCATAATATTTAATTCTGATGTCACCAAGTGGTGAACTGCGTGCATTACATAAGACGTAAAGCCTCCTACCCACACTGATTCCTAAGAATCTGTCACGAACGCAATGACATGTGATAGGTCTGCTAAAAACCCGATGTAACTCCCCCTTTTACGGAGGGCAGCCGCACAAGCATTGCTCGCGCAAGAGACGAAAAACCCTGGGTTATAGG